TTACGGCGAACCATTTCGCCTGGGCTCAGGCACTCATGCCGCTCGGCATTCGCCCCACAATGGGCACTGGGGCCTTCTGGAGCCAAGTGAACACTCGCGTGATGGAGCAGTTCATCGACAAGGCCGAGTATCTACTGACCATCGACTACGACACGTTTTTCACCAAAGAGGACGTGGAGCATCTCTTCGCCCTGGCGATGACGTTCCAATGCGATGCCATCACGGGCCTACAGACCAAGCGGGAAGACGGCCGCCCGATGCTCACGTTAAAGGGCATGCTGGACAACCCGCCACCGGACGGCAGCACCAAGGTCGATAAATCATGGTTTGCCGAGCCGGTGCAGGAAGTGGACTCTGCCCACTTCGGGCTCACTGTCATCAGCACGGCCGCTCTCAAGCGGTGCAAAAAGCCCTGGTTCTGGTCGAAGCCCGGCCCAGACGGCTCGTGGCATGAGGGCCGCGTCGACGATGACATCTGGTTCTGGAAGAACTGGCGCGAGAGCGGCAACAAGGTCTACGTTTCGCCCCGCGTGGTGCTGGGCCACGGCGAGTACGTGGTCACGTGGCCCGGCAAGAACTTGAGCAGCCCTGTTTTCCAGTGGGCAACCGAGTTCACGAACACGCTGAAACGCCCCGAGTCTGCATGGAGTGTGCCCCAATGAAGAAACTGAAGTTCACCCGCTCGTGGCGTGGCTACCGCAAGGGCCAGGTGGTGGAGATCGCCGGCGGCCTTGCGGCCCAGCTGCTCGCCCAGCGGGTGGCAGTCGAGGACAGCCAGCAGACGCTGATCGAGACGGCCGCCATCGAGCACGACGCCGAGACGGCTGACGCCACGCCCAGGAGACGAGGACGCCGTGCAGTACCGAAGTCTGACCAGAGCGACGCCGCCAGCCGTTGAGCCCGTCACGCTCGCCGAGGCAAAGGCCCATCTGCGGGTGGATACGAGCGATGATGACACGTACATCGGCACGCTGATCACCGCAGCCCGCGAGTGGTGTGAGCAGTACCTCGACCGCACGCTGGTTCATACCCAGTGGGTCATGCGGTTCGACAAATTCCCTGACAGCGGGATTGAGCCTGTCGAGTTGCCACGGCCGCCGATGGTGGCGAGCGGAACGGCCACGGCCGTCACGGTGACGTTTACGCAGGAAGCCGGCCCGACGAGCACGTACAGCACAGCCGAGTACCGCGTGGACCGCAACGCCACGCCAGGAGCTATCCTGCCCATTTACGGCAGCACATGGACGCCGCACCGGCAGGACGACAACGCCATCAGCGTGACGTGGTGGGGCGGGTACGGGGCAAGCGGCACGAGCGTCCCGGCGGCGATCCGGCACGCGATCTTGATGCTGGTGGGGCACTGGTACGAAAGCCGCCAGGCCGCCGTCGCAACTGGTGCCGTGCCGCAGGACGTGCCGTACGGCGTTAAGTCTCTGCTGGACTCGCAGCGGTGGGGGGCCTATCGGTGATCGACCCAGGCAAGCTCCGCGAGCGTGTTACGGTGCAGGTTGCCAGCGGTGCCACCAACACTCTCGGCGAGACGGTCCTTTCGTGGAGCAACTCGTCAGCCGTGTGGGCCAGCGTGGAAGGCGTATCGGCCCGCGAGGCCCTTGCGGCTGGCCAGCAAGACACGACGATCACGCACCGCGTGCGGCTGCGTTACCTGCCCGGCCTGACGCAGCGCGATCGCTTCGCCTGGCGTACGCGGACGCTCAACATCGTCAGCCTTCTCGAGTACGGCAACCGCAGCGAACACGTCGCCATCTGCGAAGAGGTGACGTGATGGCAGGCGGCATCGAAGTCAGTGTGGAGTTCCCCGAGCTGGAGGAACTGAAGGCTGCGTTTAGGTCTTTGCCGAAGAACATCTCGGCCAAGTACATGGCAGCCGCTTTGGGCCGTGCCCTGGAGCCCGGCTTTCAGATGCTCAAGACGCTGACGCCGCGAGGCCCGACAGGAAACCTAAAGCGGGCAATTCGTAAAAAGACCAAGCGATACACGAAGACAGGCTCTGGCGTGGCGCTCGTCGGGTATACCGCACCGCCACGCGGCAAGAAAGACGCTAAGTCAAACGAAAAAGGCTACCACCAAGGGTTTGTCGAGTTCGGCACCAAAGAGCGTCGCACTAAAGGAAACATCGCCAGCAGTTTCAAGAGAAGCGGTTCGGTAAAAGTGGTAGTCGCACGGCGATCTGGTGCCATGACTACCAAGCCCAAGCCGCCCAAAGGCTTCGTAAAGGTAGCCAAGAAGGGATCTACCGTAGATCTCGGAAAGTTCCCGCTGGGCGGAAAGGCAGGAGTTCCGCCTGTCAAGACTGCGTTCGAGCGTACGCGGTCGCAGGTCTCGGCGAATCTCACCAAGGAGATGACTGCCGCCCTGAATAACGCCATCAAGGAAATGGCCAATCCATTCAAAGGAAGGGCCGGCGGCAAATGAGCCTCAAATCCCCAGAAGCCGTCCTCCGCACCGCCTTGGTAGGCACCACGGCCGTCACGTCGCTGGTGAGTTCACGCATCTACCCGGTGCTGGCCCCGGCTTCGGCGTCGCTGCCGTTTGTCACGTGGCGACGTTCAGGCATCCAGCGCGAGCAGACGCTCGGGCGGCCGATGGGCATGCCGCGAGTCAGCGTGGAGTACAGCATCTACGGCACGACGTACGAAGAGGCCCGCCAGGTCGCCGACGCCATGCGGCTCGTTCTGGATGGATACGGCGGAACGTCGAACAATACAGAAGTGAAGCAAACGTCGTTGGAGGATGAATCCGACGACTTTGTGCAGCTGGCTGGAGCGGATCTCCCGCCGGTCTATCAGGTGACGCAGCGGTACGACTGCTGGTGGAGCGAGGGATAAAGCATGGCTTACACGCCCCATGATTCGAGCGGCACGACCTTCGTTTTTTCTGGTGCCACGTACACCGTCACGAGCATCACCTATTCGATCACGGACAACGCTGCCACCGATCAGATCGACGTGTCCCACCTCGGCCAGACCACTGGGGCGACCGTGCTGACGATGAGCCGCCCGCTCAAGGGCTCGGCTGGCGACACTGGCAAAGAAGTCTCCATCGAGTACCTGGCTGAGTCCGGTACGCCGATTTCCCAAGGGGCCACTGGCACGCTCGCCATTACTGGCGGGATCACCCTAAGTGTGACCGCGACGTGCAAGTCTTCCAGCGTCACGCTGACGGTCAACGACGCGGTGCGTGGTTCCGCTTCCTTCCAGGTGCCGTAGTCGCACGGAGGCTTACCCGTGGCGGCTCATAGCACTGGCATCTCGGTCACGTTTGACGGCGTGGCGTTCTCCGAGGTTTCGGAGTTGTCGTGGCAATACGGCGGCGGCCCGGCTAAGGGACGCTCTTCGCTGTGGACCGATGAAGTCGGCACGGTCAGTGTCGGCTGTATGCACACGGCCAACATTACCACGACGAAGTACGGAACCAGGGCTGACATTGTCATCACTGGCGGCGGTGCGAACTTGACGAGCAAGGCAGTCTATGAGGGCTTGAGCGTCGCGCCCGAGTTGAACGGCGTAACCCGTTACACCGTGACGTTCAGACTTTTGGATGGGTGACATGGGACTGAAAGAACAGATCAAGGCCGCAAGCGTTCGCAAGCCGCTCAAAGTCCACGTAAAAGAGTGGGGCTTTGATGTGCACGTCCGCGTCATGAGCGTCGGCGAGCGGGACGCGTGGGAACTCGCGTGGATCGACATTCGCAGCAAGGGCATGGAGAAGTTCCACAACTTCCGTGCGTTCTATCTCGTGCGGACTCTGTGCGACGAGCACGGCGTGCGGATCTGGAAAGACGACGAGATTTCCGAGGTGGCCGATCTCGACGGTGCCGTTATGGGCGAACTGTTCGACATCGCACAGAAGCACAACAAACTCACGGAGGCGGACGTAGTCGAACTCGCCGGCGAGCTTTAGCGCGAGACCGTCGCGGCAGTTCCTGTTCATGTTGGCCGGGCATTTGAAGATGACGGTCGGCGAGCTCGAGCAGCGGATGGATTCACGCGAGCTGTCGGAGTGGCTGGCATTTGCCCGCTACTTCCAGCCGCTAGACAACTCATGGGCGCAGGTTGGCGTGCTGGCCAGTGCAGTGCTGGCACCGCACTCACGCCGAGGCCAGTGCCCAAAGCCGAGAGACTTTATTCCGACCGAAAGACCACCGCAGCACAAGACACAAATGCTCGACGTGCTGGCCCAGATGAAGATCGACTTGGACGGCAAATGACATGAGCACGGCACTCGGACTAGCGATGCAGATCAGTGCCAATACGGCACAGCTGGCCCAGGCCGTGGCCGATGTGAACGCCAAGCTGGATTCCATGGGCGAAGCCGGCAAGAAGGCATCGGCCGATCTTGGCACGCTCAAGAACATTGAGATCGGGAAGCTGGCGTTGGGCGGCATCCAGGCCGCCACTTCTGCGTTCCTGAGCCTGACTGGTGCAGTCACTGGTGCCGTCACGTCTGTAACGTCTTTCGCCTTGAGTGTTGGCGAAGAGCTTGACGCGTTGAACGACGTGGCCAACCGCACCGGCGTCGGCGTTGAGGCGTTGCAGGCGTACGCCAGGGCCGCCGCTGACACTGGAGTAAGCGTGGAGTCGTTTGCCAAGCAGATCCAAAAACTGACGATCAACATCGGCAAAGCGACCCTCGATGAGAAAGCCCAAAAGAAGTTTGAAGAACTCGGCATCGTGTTCACCGATCTCAAGGCTGCAACGCCGGAAAAGCAGTTTGAGATGGTTGTCGATGCGTTGGCTGGCATTGCCGATCCTGCCGAGCGTGCCGCCAAGGCAGTCGAGTTGTTTGGTAAGGGCGGCATCGAACTCGGCGAACTCTTCACGCTGGGGCCTGGTGCTCTGACGCAGATGCGTGAAGAGGCCATCTCGCTTGGCCAGGTTGTGAGCGAGGACGCCGTCAAAGCCATCGACAGCATGAATGACTCATTTGCCACCGTGTGGGCAACTGTCAAAGGGCTTGCAGGATCTATCCTTGGCGAGCTTGCTGGCCCGATTAGCACGATTGCTCAAGAGCTTCTGGGCGTGATTAAGCAGGCCGGGCCGCAGCAGATTGCCCAGCAGGTGGCTCAGGGCTTGCTGGATTTCATCCAGTTGGCCGGAAATGCGTTCTTGGAACTGGCCAAGTTTATTGAGGCTTTCGTCAAGAAGTTTGCCCCGATCCTTGGCCTGGATATTCGGAGCGAGACCGAGAAGGAATTGGACCGGCTGCGGGCCGAGCAGCAGGCTGCCGTGCAGGGGGCCGGCGCTACGGTCGATGGCTTCGGCAGGCCGCTGGCGAATGCGGCAGACGTTGCAGAAGAGAACAGGAAGCGTACCGAGCAGATCGCGCAACTCGAGGCGCAGATCGCGGCCGAGGCGTCTGCTGGCGTGCTGAATCAGTTCCAGGCCAACTTCAACGCTGCCATCGACACGGCTCGCACGAAGCTCGAGGAGAAGATGCAGGCCGGCACCCTGACAGAAGAGGACAGGAAGTTGCAGGAAGCCCAGTTGCGCGAGCTTGAGAAGTTCAATCGCAACGGCCAGATCGGCACTGTGGAGATCCTCAACTAGCCATGGCCATCATCTCCTACCGCGAAGTCATCCCGCGTACCGCGTCGCATCGCTTCGGCGAGGCACCTACAGCAGAACGGAAATACATCGTCACAGTAGATGAGCCGACGCCGACGCAAACGTTGGTCAACGCCATCGGCATTTTCCACGCTGCCGCCCACCCTGAGTTTTCGTACCTCAAGTGCCTCAACATTCAGGTCACTGAGCCGGATCGCCATCATGCCGAGATCACGTACAGCTACGAACTGCCACAGCAGCAAGAACTCGATCCTAATCCGCTGGCACGGCCTGATGTGTGGTCATTCTCGATTGGCGGTGCCCAAGTGCCGGCCCTCGTCTACTACGACGGCAGTGGCAACGGAAACAAATTGCCGCTGGTCAATGCGGCAGGCGATTTCTTTGAGGGGCTGACCACGCTCGAGGCGGAAGTGCGAGCGTCGATCTCGGGCAACCGGCCGACGTTCCCGCTGGCCAATGCGTCGGCGGTCACGAACAGCGTGAACGCATCGCCGTACCTTGGCGGTGCCGCTCATACCTGGCTGTGTGCTGGGATCAGCGGTCAGCAGGCCACTGAGGTGGTGAACGACGTGGAGTTGCGGTATTGGCAGATCACCGTAGAGCTCGTGTATCGGGCCAGCGGCCACGATCTGCTGCTACCTCACGTTGGTTGGCACTACGTCACCGGCAATGGCGGCGCAAAGTTTCGGACGTTTGTGCGGAGCAAAGACGGAACAGACGAAGAGGCATCATCGCCGCAGCCGCTCAACAGTGATGGATCACAGAAGTACGTCGGTGAAACCTCTGGCCCGCCAGACATTCTCACTCGCCGCGTCTATCCAGAAGCAAACTTCTCAACCTACTTCGGCACGCCGCCGTTCTAAGGAGCACCGATGCCCGACATCAGTTACACCATCACCGGCCAAGTCAGTAAAGGTGCCTTGTCGCAGTCCTTCGCCGCGTCTGGCGTCACGGCCGACATCGCCACCGCTGGCGTTCTTTCGGTCACTCTGAACCTCGGCACGGCCGTCACGCAGATTTCCACGGCCACTCTCGGCTCGCTTGGGCTGTGCTTCGCCCGTTCGCTGGCCAGTGCCACGACGCACACGGTGAGCTTCGGCCGCTACGCTGGCGGCACCCTGCACGAAACCGCCCGGCTTAAGGCTGGTGAGGCCGCTGTGCTGCGGCTGGCGGCTGGTGACTACGCTGCCAAGTCGGCCGTCGAAGGCACCCGCCTGGTGCTCACCGTCTACGAGGACTAAGCCGTGGCACAAAAGCCAGACGGCAAGGCCGCGAAGACCGAGCGGGTGACGTTCACTCGCCCGGCGGCCGAGCGTATCGCCAGAACCGTCCGGCGCGTTGAGCAAGGCGACCGTGGGGCGGAGCCGCTTGTCTTTGATCGCATCGGCGTATCAAGCCCGTTTGCCCTCAAGCTCGCCACCTTCACTGGCAACTGGGAGACAGGCACCTATAAGACCGTCACGCTGTCTGGATCAACGCAGACGGCGAGCGTCTACAACTGGTGCAACCCGGCTCTTGGCGGCAATACCGCGAGCTCGACGCAAAGCCGCTATGTGATCTTTGGCAAGGTTGGCGGAACCAACTCGGCCGTCGAGATCC